AGGGATTCCCTGAGTTTATACTAACTAAACCTAAGTATGAAGACGTTAAGATAGCAGTAAGTTCTGACCCTGAGGGTAATAGTGGTGGGTTCTTATTTATAAATAGTGCAGAGGAGATAAACTAATGTTATTGGAATCAATGATATGCCTAGCACTCAACGTGTACCATGAAGCTAAGAATCAAAGTTTCATAGGGCAAGTAGCAGTCGCACAAGTTGTGATGAATAGGGTAAAGGATACACGATACCCTAACACAGTATGTGACGTAGTTAAACAAGGTGCTACATACAAATGGAAACCTGACTTTCCTATCAAGAATAGGTGTCAATTTAGTTGGTACTGTGATGGCAAGAGTGACAAGCCTAGAGAACATCAGGCATGGAGAACTGCTATGCACATTGCTAATGGTGTATACAATGGACACCTAGATGACTTTGTTGAGGGTGCTACACATTACCATGCACACTATGTCAATCCTAGTTGGGCAGAGACAAAGACTTATGTAACAAGAATAGATGACCACATATTTTATAGATGGGAGATTAAAGATGAATAGATATTATGTAGAATGGAAAGTAGATGGTAGCGAAACTTTTACAACTTATATTTATATTAAAGCATATAGTGTAGAGCAAATACGAGACATGCTTAATGAATATGATATAGTCGCAATAGATATAACAGATTAGGAGACTAAAGATGAATAGATTTATTATAGAAGATACACCAAGTAAGATTGCATCATCTCTATGTGACCAACATGTAGTTAAGATGCCACTAGAAGAAGCACAGATGTTATGTACTACACTATGGCATCATGCACCTGACTACGCAGAGGAACATGACTTGTACAAACCTGTACATCAGAAGCACCCATGTACATTGTGGGCGATGGACAATAGGTTAAACTATATATGGGCATTTAGTTTGTATGACTGTATGTTGAGTGAGTACACTAGAAGATATAATAAAATACATGGTGCAATCAAACATTTTCAAGCCTTATGGGAGGGCAAAAAGTTTGTACCTGATTGGAAGAATTTTATAACACCACACCCACAATGTTTTAGTGGACACGATGACTTGAAGACAGATGAGAACTTTCCTATTGAAGCATATCGTAAATTTTATATAGTTGACAAGTCAAGATTCGCAAGGTATAACTATACAACTAAACCACAATGGATGACAGGAGAAGTGGCATGAAAGAACGAGGATATGATAAATTGTTTAGTGATATAACTATAGAAGAGTTAAGTCATAAGATAGTTAGGTTAGCTAAACAACGTGATGAGTGGCAAGAGAAAGCTATGAACATGATTGAGAAGAGTACATATGAAGAGTTGAATAAACAGTATAACTATTATAAGAAACTAGCAGAAGATAACTTCATATCATCTGTTAACGATAGTGAAACTTCTGACATATGGAAAGAAAGATATGAGAAAGAGGTAAGTAAAGCTGAGTTTTGGAAAGATTCTTACTACAACAATCAGCCTAAAGGATGTGGTTATGCTTTCAGCGAGATACCTAACGACACAGATGGTCAAGAGTTTGTTGACACTATGAAGAAATATCTTAACAAGGATTCATATAAGATGAGAGTACGTGGACAACACATAAAGCCTGAGTTAAGAGGTACAGGTGCTACCTATTGGGGTCAGGGTTTGAATGAATCAACACACATGAGAATATATATTGATAAAAAGAAAGGAGAATAAAATGTGGCATAGAATAATAGCACACTTTGAAGACAAGTATGGAGAGAGTACTAAGTATGATTTAGACTATGGTAAACTATTAATAATAGCATTATGTATTTATATAGCATTAGAGGTGTAACATGAATATAAATAGCTTAGTAGACAAGTACTATTTGTCTAGTGATTTCAATATGTTAGCAGATAAAACTAAAGTAGATTATTCAAATTGTTTATCTGTAATGTTGAATACTAAGATAGATGATAAGTTTGTTTATACAACTAAGGTCAATAAATTGACAGGTGCAGTTGCTAGACAATCATATGAAGTATGGCTAAAACGTGGCATTTATATGGCTAATCATATATGTGCTACCTCTAGGAAAGTGTATTCATTTGGAATGGAAATGGGTTATGCAGAAACTAATCCATTCTCTACATTCAAGTGTAAAGTTACTAAGCCTAGAAAAGTTACATGGACAAAAGAACAGATTATGCAGTTATTAGATTTCTGTTATGCAGATTTTCAATATCGTAGTCTAGGTTTAATTGTACAAATGGCATATGAATGGTGTCAAAGGATAGGAGATATGAGATTACTACAGTTTGATAGCATAGATTATGACAAAAAGATACTCAACTTAGAGCAATCCAAGAGAGGTGCAACAGTTCATCTACCTATTAGTGATGACTTACTTGAAATGCTTATACAACAGAAAGATGACTATAGTTTTCAGAAATATGTTGCACCATATCCTAAAGCTATGAGAGGGTCTTACAAGCCTTATACATTGACTAGGCTATCCATAGTAGCTAGACGAGCAATGAAGCTCTGTGGACTGCCTGATGAGCTACGAATAGCTGATTTAAGACGGACAGGTACTACAGAAATGGTGGAAGCAGGTGTAAGTATGGGTCAGATAATGTCTGTAACAGGTCATGCTAATCCACAATCTGTTAAACCTTATATGAAAAATACTTTGGACTCTGCAAAAAATGCATTGACAATACGAAAAAAGTATGATATAAGCACAGATAACGTGCCGAACAAAGAACTATATAACATATAAGTGGTATATTATAAATGAATATATATAATTATGTAAGTGATTTACAATTAAGTGTAGGAGAGAGTAAACGATTTAACTGTCCTAATTGTAATGGATATAAAACTTTTACTGCTACGAATAATATGGGCACGTTACTATGGAATTGTTATAAGATATCGTGTAGTATATCAGGTTCAACTCGTATCAGATTATCTGTAGATGATATAAGAGATGCGATAGACCCAAGTGTACTAGACGATGACATAAATGATTTCGTATTGCCTGACCACGTTGTACCTCACAGAGATAGACCAAAGGTGTTAGACTTTTGTAAATCATGGGAGATTGATACATCAGCATTGGATATTTACTATGATGTTAAAGATGACAGAATAGTATTTCCAATATTGTATGATGGTAAAATGGTAGATGCAACAGGAAGAACACTAGGTTCTAAATTACCTAAGTGGAAAAGGTATGGAAGAAATAACTTGCCTTTTGTACATGGTTGTGGTAACGTGGCAGTAGTTGTTGAGGATTGTGTTAGTGCTATCGCAGTAGGCAATGAGGTATATGTTGGGGTAGCAGTGTTGGGTACATCATTAGCTGAATCACACAAACGATACCTTTCACAATTCTCAACTGCTATAATTGCATTAGACCCTGATGCACTACCCAAAATATTATCTTTTGCAAAAGACTTGCGAGGATACGTAAGAGATGTTAAGGTGCTTAGATTGAAAGATGATTTGAAGTACCAACATGAAGAAGACTTTAACCAACTACACGAACTAACCCCAAAGGAGTAACCAACATGGAATTATCATTAATAAGAAGTTTAATGGACAAGGAGTTCTACAGTGAGCATAGAGGTGCTAAGTGTCCTGATAGACTATTCAGTAAAGACGTAAGAAAGATTAAGACTGCCATAGATAAAGCTATGGACAGGTATGAGAGAACAGTAACACCTGATGAGATTGAAGCATTGTTTATGTCTAACAATCCATCTATGACTACTGCACAGAAACAAGCATATTCAAGTTTGTTTAAACAAATAAAAAAGGAGTTGCCACTTGGAAGTGACATCGCACAAGAAGTATTATCTAAACTGTTTCAGCAAGTTGTTGGCGAAGACATTGCTAATCTTGGCTTTGACTATGTTAATGGTACTAAATCCACACTTGAACCTCTTAGAAATGTTCTTGAGTTATATGCTGATGATTTTACTCCCAATCTAAAAGTTGAGTGGGATGACATAAGCATTGAGACATTACTAGAAAGGAATGACCTTGAAGCTAGATGGACATTTAATATACCTTGTCTAACTAGAAAGGTAGAGGGTGTCAATGCAGGTCACTTGATTGAGGTAGGTGCTAGACCTAATACAGGTAAGACATCTTTCCATGCATCATTGATTGCTAGTTCAAATGGATTTGCTCATCAAGGTGCTAAGTGTATCATCTTATGTAACGAAGAATCTGCTCATAGAGTTGGTGCTAGATACTTAACATCAGCTACAGGCATGACAATGCATCAGATAAAGAAAGACCCAAGTAAAGCACGTGAATTGTATGAGCCTGTGAAAAAGAATATACACATTAAGGATGCATCCAATCGTGACATGGCATGGGTTGAAAGTATTTGCAAGGCATACAAGCCTGATATAGTTGTACTAGACATGGGAGATAAGTTTGCTAGAACAGGTGGCTTTGCAAGGACAGATGAAGCACTGAAAGCTAATGCTATACATGCTAGACAGATAGCTAAACAACATGAGTGTGCTATCTTTTATATGTCACAGTTGTCTGCTGAAGCTGAGGGTAAGATATATCTCAATCAGGCTATGATGGAGGGCAGTAGAACAGGAAAAGCTGCAGAAGCTGATTTGATGGTTCTTATAGCTAAAGATACAGTTAAGAATCCTGATGGTGGTGAAGAAGAAAGTCCTGCTAGACACTTGAATATAGTTAAGAATAAGTTATCAGGATGGCATGGTGTTGAACATTGTGAGTTAGATTATATAACTGCTAGGTATCAGTAATGGATAAGGATTTATTTGGTAATACAGTTAAACAACAAGAGGACAATTCTAATTATATAACTTGTATAAAATGTGATATTGAACAACCTGTAGAACAATTTAGTGTTATGCAATCAGGAGAGATAAAGAGAACGTGTAAGTCTTGTAAGAATGGACATAAGAGTATAGTAAAGAAGTTAAGAAGAGAAAATGCACCACCTGATGATGACTATGTTTGTCCTATATGTGAAAGAAGTATTGAAGAGATGTCTAAGTATGGACAATTAAGAATGAAGAGTTGGGTACTAGACCATTGTCATGTTACTAATACTTTTAGGGGATGGATATGTCATCATTGCAATACAGGATTAGGTGGATTTTCAGACTGCTTGACAAAACTGAAAAAAGCTGTTATGTATCTCACTGAACATAAGGAGAGATTAAATGAAACTGACACTTGATGTAGAGAATACAGTTACACATAGAGATGGCAAGCTACATCTTGACCCATTTGAGTCTAACAATAGATTGGTTATGGTTGGTTGTCTAACTGATAGTGGCAAGGAATACCTATTCAGAGATAACTTTGATGGAGTACAAGAGTTACTAGACCAAGCTACTATACTCATAGGACATAACATAGTCCATGACTTACTGTGGCTATGGGAATGTGGATTAAAGTATGATGGTGCAGTGTTTGATACTATGCTAGTAGAGTATGTATTACAAAGAGGTAACAAGCAACCTTTATCACTTGAAGCATGTGCTAATAGATATGAGTTAGCTACAAAGAAACAAGACACTATGAAAGAATACTTTAAGAATAAAACACCTATAGATGAAATACCTAAGCAAGAGTTGTCTGACTACTTATCTGCTGACTTAAAAGCAACCCAAGAATTATCAGATGTGTTATACAGGAAATTAAACACAGAAGAGTATGCAGGTTTAATGAATACAGTTGTATTAACTAATCGTGTATCTGTTACATTAGCAAAGATATATCAGAATGGATTCACTGTAGATGTTACAAAATTAAATGATGTTAGAGATGAGTTTGAGAAAGAGAAAGTTGAGACTGAGAAGAGACTAAATTTACAAGTAAAAGAGTTAATGGGAGATACACGTATTAATCTCAATAGTCCTGAGCAAATGTCGTGGGTTATCTATAGTAGAAAGCCTAAAGATAAACTTGAATGGGCAAATACATTCTCTCCTTACATGGACAATACTGAATACAAAAAGAATGTTAAAGAGAAGTCTGACATAGTGTACAAGACTGATGCACAACAATGTGCAGGTTGTCTAGGCACAGGCTCTGTAAGAAAGGTTAGGAAAAATGGAACTCCTTATGCTAGACCCAACAAATGTGATTATTGTAATTCTGTTGGCTACATTTTTGTACCTACTAAGGTGGTAGCAGGATTAAAGTTTACTGCACCTACTGCTAAGTGGGTAAGTGCTAATGGATTTACAGTCAATAAAACTAACTTAGCTACATTACAAGGCATAGCTAGGAAGAATAACTTACAACAGGCAGTTAGTTTCTTAACTGACCTACAAAGGCTATCAGCATTAGATACATACCTGTCATCTTTTGTTGAGGGCATAACTACACACACTAAGCCTGATGGTAAGTTACATGTAAGATTACTACAACATAGGACTGCAACAGGTAGATTCAGTGGTGCTGACCCTAACATGCAGAATATGCCTAGAGGTGGTACATTCCCTGTTAAGAAAGTGTTTGTATCACGTTGGGAAGGTGGACAGATACTTGAAGCTGACTTTGCACAATTAGAGTTCAGAGTATCAGCATACTTATCACAAGACAAAATTGCAATGAAGGAGATAGAAGATGGTTTTGACGTTCATAGTTATACTGCTAGTGTTATTAGTGATGCAGGTGAGAAGACATCTCGCCAAGAAGCAAAGGCTCATACCTTTGCACCCCTCTATGGAGCAACAGGGTTTGGAAGAACACCTGCTCAGGCTACATATTATAAACACTTCACGGAAAAGTACGAAGGAATCGCATTATGGCACTCCAAATTGGCTAAAGAAGTTATAAGTACTAGAAAGATAACTACACCATCAGGTAGACAGTTCTCATTCCCTGACGTTAGAAGAAACTCTTATGGTAAGGTGTCTCACTTTACACAGATAAAGAACTATCCTGTTCAGTCTTTTGCTACTGCTGATATAGTTCCTCTTATACTAATAAACATAGAGAATGAATTAGTAAACTTGAAGTCTTGTATTGTAAACAGTGTGCATGATTCTATAGTCATAGATATACATCCTGAAGAGATACAAAAAGTGATTCATGTTATTAAAATAGTCAACAGTAAAATGATTAATTTAATTAATAGTGAGTTTGCATTAGAGTTCAATGTTCCATTATTATTAGAAGCAAAAATAGGTAATAATTGGCTTGACACAAAAGACGTTATATGATATAACTGAGAAACTTTGATAGAAAGGAAAAAGTATGGTTAATGAAGTTACGACAATAGATACCAATAACTACGCAGATATGGCAAAAGCTATGGGTATCGCAGGTGAAACAGGTTCTGCTGATACAAGTAAGGCAAACCCTTTACCTAGAATGAGATTGCATCATAATAATATTATGGGCATGAAGAAAGTTGGAGATGAAAGTGTAGAAGCAGTAGTCGTTAAGGGTGGTTCATTTAAGCTAGAACGACCTGATATGCCTGTTGTTTATGCTCCAACTGTTGAGATAAGACCTTTTATACAAAGGTTCATGTATAAGAGGTTTGTTAAAAATATGTCTGCTAAAAAGGGTGAGCCTATGGGTACTTATCATAAGACACTTATGGCAGATAACCTTAACTCAGACCTTAAGGACAATCAAGGTAGCTTTAACTGTGGTAAACCTTCAGGGTATATCAAAGATTTTAAAGCACTACCTGTTGCGACACAGGAAGTTATCAAGCAGATTAAAAGAGTAAGAGTAATCTTTGGTCTTATTGATATGCCTAATGCTACTGACGAGAAGGGTAATAAGGTATCGTTAGATGACAACACTCCATTCATATGGGAGATTGATAATCGTGATGCATTTAAAACAATAGGAGAACCTTTTAATAAGTTTAATCAAACTAAAAGGCTTCCTGTTCAGCATTACATTCAGTTGACTAGTGAAGAGAGACAGTTACCTAGTGGTTCATCTTTTTACTTACCTAACTATTCTCTAGACTTACAGAAGACTGTTCAAGTAACAGACGAAGACCAAAATACTTTCATTAATTTCATGGCATGGATAGATAACTACAACAGTTATATATTTAATGAGTGGGAGATGAAAGCTAAAGCACCTGTTAGTCAAGAGGACAAAGACATTGTAAATGATTTCATTGATGTTGATGTTGAAGAAGAGGTAGCATAGTGAACCATCCTGCTGAAATGATGATTCATCAGTATCTTGAAAATGCCACAAGTGGTAAGTCTTCTATGAGCCAAGAGAATATTGAGCAAGTAGCTACAGACATTAAAGATGCATTGAATCGTCAGTTCAACACGAAGAGAGAAGATAAGTTTAGGTTACGTATGTCTAATATAGGTAGACCCTCATGCCAACTTTGGTTTGAGAAGAATAGACCTGAGACTGCGTTACCTAAACCTACTACCTTCGTAATGAACATGATGATTGGTGACATAGTTGAAGCAGTATTTAAGGCAGTACTAAGAGAAGCTAATGTTAAGTTTGAAGACACAGACAATGTAACACTTGAACTTGATGAGAATACTAAAATATCAGGCTCTTATGATTTAGTTATGAATGAAGCAGTAGATGATATTAAATCTGCATCTGATTGGTCATACAAGTATAAGTTTGATTCATATGAGTCTCTACATTCAGGTGATAGCTTTGGCTATGTTGGACAACTAGCAGGTTATGCTAAGGCACTAGGTAAGAAAGCAGGTGGTTGGTGGGTACTTAATAAAGCTAATGGTCTGTTCAAGTATGTTCGTGCTCACATTGACATGGACAAGGAGATTGATAAGATAAAGAAGAACGTCAAAGCAACTGAATCAAAGGAACTAGTCAGATGTTTTGAACCTGAGCCTGAAACATTTAGAGGTAAAGAGACAGGTAATGTTGTTCTTAATAAAAACTGTACATTTTGCTCATATAGAAATGCCTGTTGGGAGAATCTAATAGAGCTTCCTGCACAAATGTCTAAAGCAAAAGAGCCTAAGATGGTTCAGTACGTAAGTCTTAAGGGAGCATAGATGTCTCCTCATAAGATAAGACGAGATGCTATAAAGCATGGGTATAGGAGTGGGTTAGAACATACCATATCAATTTATCTAACAGAGTTAAAGTACAGATACAAGTACGAAGCTATGAAGATTGAGTGGGAAGATTTAACTTATCGCACCTATACCCCTGACTTTATATTAAAGAATGGTATAATCATAGAAACTAAGGGCAGGTTCTTATCAGCAGATAGAAAGAAACATATAGCTATTAAGAAACAACATCCTGATTTAGATATAAGATTTGTATTTACTAATAGTAGAAGTAAGTTACAGAAAGGTGCTAAGTCCTCTTATGGTCAATGGTGTGATAAATACGGATTTAGATACTACGATAGAATAATACCTGAAGATTGGCTAAAGGAAAAGGGTAAAGATAAACACCCTAAGTTCATAAAGTTTAAGGGTATTAAATTAAGGAGACCTAAGTGACTATACTAAGTAAAGTACTTAATGAAGATTTTATAATAGATGTAAGACCTGAGATTGATAAGCACGATAAGTGGACAGGTGGAGTAAACATATCTATAATGACATCTCCTGATAATCCATTAGACGATGCTGATTATTATGGTGTACTAGATTTCTGTAGAACCATGTGTGCAAGTGTACCTCTTATGGAACGAGATGAAGACCTAAGACAAAGACTAATAAAAGAAGCAGAATACAATGAAGAAAAACCTCAACCTAAGCTGAAAGTTGTTGACAAAAAGGACAATGTTGTGGTACTGTCTTTTGAATCAGACAATGATAACAAAAAATGCTAAGACATATGGAGTACATGAAGATGATGGCAGACAAAGAACAAGACATGGTTAATCACCCTAAACATTATAATGAATCAGGCATTGAATGTATAGATGCATTAGAAGCTATGTTAGGCGATGGTTTTGAGTCTTACTTGCAAGGAAACATTGTTAAGTATCTATGGAGATATAAGTATAAGAATGGTTCAGAAGACTTAAAAAAAGCACAGTGGTACTTAAATAAGTTAATAGGAGTTATTGATGAAAGTTAAGATTATGGTAACTCTCTCAGTTGACCCTGACGAGTACCCTGTTCCTTCAGATGGTGATGTAACAGAAGATTTTGAAGATTATATGCGTGAGTTATTTCACGATTTAGAGGGTGTAAAAATATCCCATATTAAAGTACTAACGGAGTAAAAGATGATAAGCAACTACCTACCAACAGATTACCAAAACTTTATAGCACTCTCTCGCTATGCAAGATGGAAAGACGATGAACAACGCAGAGAGAATTGGGGTGAGACAGTAGACAGATACTTTAGTTACATGACTAAGCATCTTAAAGATAATCACAAATATGATTTGACAAAAGCATTAAAAGAAAAACTAAACACTCAGATAATGAATCTAGGTGTTATGCCTAGTATGCGAGCTTTGATGACATCAGGTCCTGCTTTAGATAGATGTCATGTAGGTGGTTACAACTGTAGTTATATACCTGTAGATAGTCCACGTTCATTTGATGAATGTATGTACATACTTATGTGTGGCACAGGTGTTGGTTTTTCTGTTGAACGTGAGAATGTAGATAAGTTACCCATAGTCAATGAGCACTTTGAGGACAGCACTACTATCATAACTGTTGGTGACAGCAGACCGGGT